AAATCCACCGCACTGCCGAAATAATAGCAGCCGTTTATGTCAACAGGATGATTCAAGAAAACCGAAAAAAAACAAAAGGAGTCAAGAAGGTTAGAAGTCCAATCATCGTAAACTTTAAAGACGCCGAATACGTCTTTCCAAATTACTACACGGCTGCGCGGTCGTTTGGCATGGAGCAGGGTTCTTGCACGATTATTGAAATTCAAGAAAAATTAAAATCGGCAGGCATTGATGTCAGGCCAATAAGCAAAGAAGAATACTATGAACGACAGTCAAAAAGAGCGGTTTGAGCAACGTCTTGCCGAGTACGACAAGACCACGGAAATCACTCCGGGCATTCGCTCGCTCATCTACACCCTCGCCTGCGTGGAAGTGGAGGAAGAGACGTTGCAGGAGTTTATCAATCGCAAGGGAACCACCTACGTTGTGATGGGCGTTGCAGGTGACCCATTGAGCAAAATCCGCCCCGAATGGAACCAGCTGAAGGAGGCGCGGATGCGAAAGCAGGCGCTAATCGCAAGAATTGAATTGAAGGGCAAGAGCGTAAGCAGCGACGAACTGGATGAGTTCCTTAACGAGTGACCCCAGCCCGACGGGATATTGGTACGACGAGGACGCAGCCGAGCGCGTAGTCAACTTCATCGAGCGGTTTTGCTCGCACGTCAAAGGCCACACCGGCCCGTTCCTGCTGGAGGAATGGCAGAAGAACGACATCATCCGCCCGCTCTTCGGGTGGAAGAGGGCAGACGGTCGGCGCAAGTTCAGACAGTGCTACATCGAGATCCCGCGAAAGAACGGCAAGTCCAACCTCGTCGCTGCCATCGCGCTCTACCTGCTGGTGGCCGAGCAGGAGGAGGGGGCAGAGATTATCAGCGCGGCCGGTGACCGCAATCAGGCGCGCATCGTCTTCGATATCGCCGCCGCGATGGTCGGGCAGAACAAGAACCTATCGTCGAGATGCCGAACCCTCCAACACGCCATCTACTACAAGAACTCCTTTTACAAATCCATCAGCGCAGAGGCCCGGACGAAGCACGGATTTAACTGCTCGGCGGTGCTTTTCGATGAGTTGCACACGCAGCGCGACCGGGAACTATACGACGTACTGACCACCTCGGTGGCGGCCCGTGAGCAGCCGCTCATCATCATGCTCACGACCGCCGGCTACGACACCACGTCCATCTGCTACGAGGTGCATGACTACGCCGAGCGCGTGCTGTCCGGCGAGGTGGTGGACGAGACGTTCCTGCCGGTGCTTTACCGGGCCAGCAAGGACGACGACTGGACGCAGGAGGCCACCTGGCGAAAGGCAAATCCGGGCTTTGGCACCATCTGCAAGGCGGAGTATTTCGAGCAGGAGGTCGCCAAGTGTCAAGCCAACCCGGCGGTGCTAAACACGTTCCTGCGGCTCCACCTGAACATTTGGACGGGCGCGGATTCCGCGTGGATTACCGACGCGGAGTTCATGCGCGGGGCGACGCCCTTGCCGCCCGACGACTACCTCGCCAAACTGCCCTGCTGGGGCGGGCTTGACCTTGCGTCCACCCGCGACTTGACGGCCTTCGCGCTCATCTTCAAGGACGAACGCAAGGGCCTGTATTACTTGAAAGTTCACCAATTCGTGAACGAGGAACGCAGCCAAATGCGCAAAAGCGAGGGCGTGGAATACCTGCGCTTTGAACGCGACGGTGACCTGACCATCACCGCCGGCAACGTCACCGACTTCCGCGTGGTTCGTGACCACATCCTTGCGGCCGCCGACAAGTTCCAAATCCAAGCCGTGGCATACGACCAGCGGTTCAGCACGTACATCGTCCCCGACCTCATCGACGAGGGGGTCGATATGCAGCCGATGGGTCAGGGATTCCTGCACATCTCCACCCCCACCAAGATGTTCGAAATGGAGATGCTCAAGGGCACGCTCCTTCACGGCGGCAACGCCTGCCTGCGGTGGCAGATGGGCTGCGTGAAAATCGACCGCGACGCAGCCGACAACATCAGGGTGACCAAGAACCGCACCCGCTTCGGGCAGATGGTGGACGGCGTGGTGGCGAGCATCATGGCCTACGGGGCGATGCTCAACGGCGACGACGGGGACGATGTCATCACCACCGTGATCACGCTCTAATTCATCTACCCTAATTTAGCCGCAATGTTCGACCGCATCCGCACCCTATTCCAACGGCGCGCCCGCGTCGCATACACGGGCAGCAACGAGTTTTGGAACTCTACCGCCTACACCATGCGCACGCGCTCCGGGGCGATGGTGGGCAAGGAGAACGCCCTGACCGTGGCCACCGTCTACGCCTGCGTGCGGGCCGTTTCGCAGACGATTGGGTACATGAACTTGAACGTCTTGGAGCGCATCGACAGCGGGCGGCGGTTGGCCTATAACCACCCGGCGCACCAACTGTGCGCCATCCGACCGAACGAATACCAGACGCCTTACGAGTTCTGGGAAACCATCACCGCGATGGCCCTCACGTACGGCAAGGCATACGCTCACATCGAGCGCAACAACTTCGACGGCCGGCCAATGGCCTTGCACATCCTGCACACCAACGACTGCACCTTGATGCGCCTGAACGGGCGGCTGTTCGTCCGGCACACGGAGTTCGGCGACATCATGTACGAGGACGTTCTGGCCATCAGCTGCATCAACGGCAAGTCGCCGGTGGAGTTGCACCAGGAGAACATCGGCATCGCCAAGGCGGCCGAGAACTACGGGGCGGATTTCTTTGGCTCTGACGGCTCGATGCTGGGCATCTTGTCCACGGACAACCCCATCAAAACCGAGCAGATGAACGCGGTGCGCTCGTCGTGGCAGACGGGCGGCATCGGGGTGAAGGTGTTGCCATTTGGTTTCAAATACCAACAAATCAGCCTCCCGCCGGAGCAGGCGCAGTTCCTGCAGACCCGCCGCTATTCGGACGAAACCATCTGCACCATCATGGGCGTGCCGCCCTACATCGTGGGGGTGGCAACGCAGACGACGTTCAACAACACGGAAGAGCAGGGGCGCAACTTCGCCCGGCACACCATCGTTCCATGGGCAACCCGCATCGAGCAGGAGGTGAACCTGAAGTTGATCCCGGAATTTGAAAGAGAGGACTTCTTCGCGAAGTTCAATATGCAGGATCTGCTTCGCGGCGACACGAAAGCCCGCAGCGACTTCTACCACCAGATGCTCACGGACGGGGTTTTCACCATCAACGAGGTGCGGCGGATGGAGGACTACAACACCATCGGCGCGCAGGGCGACCTGCACCTCGTCCAAGTCAATCAGCTGGACCTTGGCAGCATGGCGGAATACAGTGCTAAAATCTCAAGCAATGCCGTATAAAAAGAAAGCTGACAAGGTGGCTCCACCTGCACCAGCGCCTACGAGTTTGGGCGACCTGCTTGACGCGCACGGGTCAGACAAGAATACTGTGCATTCCTACGGCCCCGTTTATGACCTCATCTTCGCGCAGCAACTGACCAAAAACCGACCGTTGAAAGTGCTGGAAATCGGCGTCTACAAAGGCGCATCGCTGCAGGCATTTGCATCGCTTCCCTACGTGCAAACGGTGGTCGGCATCGACAACACCGCATCGGGCGTAGCGGAACCGCAAGGATTGAACATCGACAAGGCAAAGGTCTATTGGGGCGCGGAGTTTGATGCCTACTGCGACGACACGTTGCAGATGCTGCTGGACGTTGATGGCAAGTTCGACGTCATCATCGACGACGGCCCGCATACGTGGGATTCCCAGGTGTATTTTCTCAAGAATTACGACGTGCTTCTTGAAGACGGCGGGGTGCTTGTCTGTGAAGACATTTGGGAGCGGCACGCGCAGCGCCTCGCCGCATTGCAGAAAGAGTTGAATTTGTACGTTCTGGACTTGCGTTTGAACAAAAACGCGCACGCCAACGAGTTGATTGCGCTCAAATACAAGCACGCAAATGCCGTATAACGACTACCCCCAAGAGGTCAGCGACAACGCCAGGCGCGGCATCGAACTGAACGACGCGGTGGATGGCCGCTGCGCTACGGACGTGGGCAAGGAGACGGCGCGCATCCTCGCCAACCGCGAGATGATTAGCGAAGAGCGGACGGTGCGGATGTTCTCGTTTCTGTCCCGCGCCCGCACATACTACAACCCCGACGACACGGAGGCCTGCGGCACCATCTCCTACCTCCTTTGGGGTGGCGACGCTGGACTATCTTGGGCAGCCGATAAGGTCGAAGACATGAACGAAACCGAAGAAGACGAAGAAGACGACGACGACATGGAAGACAATACCAGAAACAACGAGGCGCAACTACGCGCCCGCTACGGCGACAACGTCGAAGTGCGCGCCGTGGAGGTTCGCGCCCAGGAGGACATGACCATCGAAGGCTACGCCTCGGTGTTTGGCGATGAATACGACCTCGGTTATTTCACCGAGCGCGTGGCGCCGGGGGCATTCGATGGCCGCACGAACGACGACGTGCGCCTGCTCATCAACCACACCGGCGTGCCCCTCGCCCGCACGACGAACAACACCCTGACGCTGACCATCGACGAGCGCGGCCTGCACTACCGCGCCAAACTTGCCGACACGCAGGAGGGGCGTGATCTGTACACGCTCATTCAACGCGGCGACATCACGCAATCCTCCTTCGCCTTTACCATCGCGGAAGACGAGTGGAGCGGCGACCGTCGCACCCGCACCATCAACCGGGTCGGGCAGTTGTACGACGTAAGCCCATGCACCTATCCCGCTTCGCCTACGACCACCGCGCAAGCGCGGGAGATGGCGATGTTCACCGAGCAAGCGCCAGAGCCTGCACCCGAACCGGTCGCAGAGGCTGAACCCGAAATTGTAGCAACCCCTATCTTTGAACGCAAATCCGATAAATTCCAGACCATGAATCTCAATGACATGAAGGCGCTCCGCGCCAACAAAATCAGCCAACTGTCTGCCCTGAGCGAGGGAGCCACGTTGCAAGCCCGCGGATACACCGAGGGAGAGGAAACCACCATCGACACCCTGACCGCTGACATCGCAGAACTCGACGCGAAAATCGAGCGCGCGGAGAAGGTGGAGGCGCAGGTGGCACGTGCCGCTTTCGGCGCTGCTGCAAGCAAGGGCGAAGTTGTGGAGCAGTCCAAAATTCAGGAGCGTTACAGCATTTCGAAGTTGGTGCGCGAGTCGATGACGGGTCGCCTCACCGGCCTTGAAGCAGAGATGAGCCAGCAGGCAGCATCCGACCTAAAGAACGCAGGCGTAGGCGTCCGCGGCTTGGCGCAGATTCCCGGCTTCATCCTGCGGAACACCTCGACCATCGGCGGCACGAACGTACCGGGTCAATCTAACACCAACGTGTTGGAGGCCTTGGTTCCCACGCCCATCTTGGAGCAGGCGGGTGCAAACGTGTTGCGCGGCCTCGCCGGCAACATCAACTTGCCATCGCTCAACGACGGCACGGACATCATCAACGAAACGGCTTCGGCTACGGGTGCTGCTGCCATCGCAGCGCGTCAGTTGTCTCCGCAGCGTGTTGCGTCTCGCATCGACATCACCAACGAGTTGCTCGCTGCAATGAACCAAAGCATCGACGCTACGGTTCAGCGCCAGTTCGCACGGGCGTCTGCTGCGCAGATTGACGAGATGTTCCTGGTGAAAGTCATTGCTGCCGCTGCTTCGACCTTCGTGAAGCGTAACGAGACCGCAGCGGCTACGGTCGCAGGCTTGACCTCGCAGGTGGCTTCTGGCCTCATCGGTGCTTTGGGCAACGCCAACGCTTTGACCAACTCTACGGCGTTCATCACGTAGCACGGGTTGCTGGCTACGGCGCGCTACACGCCCACCGTTTCCGGCGGTGCAATTCCGATCATGCAGGATAACGCCATCTTCGGATACAACGCCTACGGCACGTCTTTGGCTGCGGCCGGCCTCATCACGGACGCGTCCTACGACATCTATTCCGAGGTGTACGCAAACTCCACCGCGTCGACGACTATCAACAACGAGGCTGACCTCGTTCCGATTGTCATCGCCAACATGGAGAACTGCTACGTGGCTTACTGGGGTGGCGGTGCGGCGGACCTCGTCATCGACCCGTACACCTTGGCTGCGACGGGCATCACCCGCCTCATCCTCAATATGTACGCTGACGCGGACTTCGCTCACACGGGCGACGTTCGGTTCACGGTCGGCGCATAAGTTGTGCGATTGGTTGTTGGTTTGGAAGGCCGGGGCATCGTCCCCGGCTTTCTTATTTTTACCCCATGACAATGCGCTACCAACGGGCCGCTGAACCCACCGACACCAACTTTATCAGCCTGACCAACCTCAAGAACTATCTGCGGGTGGACGGGGCGGATGACGACACCACGCTCGGCTTTCTGCTGACCTCCGCGCGGCAGGCGTGGGAGGAATACACCGGGCGGCTATTCGGCAGCGGCACGGTGACCTACTACATGGACTCGTTCGTCGACTCGCCATTTCCGGCGGGGCCGGTGACCGCGATCACGTCGGTGCAGTTCTACGACATCGACAACGTCCTGCAAACGCTTTCCACCGCCCGGTGGTACGCTGACCTTGTGGGCACCCCGCAGCGCATCGCCTTTGACGCGCCTCCGGCGGTGTACTTGGAGCGTTACAATCAGGTCATCATCAACGCCACGGCAGGGCATAGCACCGTGCCCGGCCCCATCTTGCAAGCCATCCGCATCCTCGCCGGCCACTTCTACGAGAACCGGCAGGCGGTGCTGACCGGAACGATTGCCACCGAACTGCCCATCGGCGTCCACGCGCTGCTGGCCCCTTACCGCGTCTACGCATGAGAATCGGCAAACTTGACCGCCGCATCGTCATTGAGCAGCAGGTCACCGCGAAGGATGATTGGAACTACGACTACACGACGTGGACGACCTACGCCACCGTGTGGGCCAACAAGATGGACAAGGGCGTTACCGAGCGCGAAGAGGTGGACCGGCAGACGGCCCTCACCCGCACCATCTGGAACATCCGCTACAACTCCGGGGTGAACGCCACTATGCGCATAAGCTTCGGCGGGTTGTACTACTACATCACCGGGGTCGAAGAGGTGAACCGCCGGCAGGAGATGAACGTCTACACCGAACTGCGGAACTAATGGCGGTCAAGTTTGGCGTAGATCCCGCAAGCGTGAAGGCCATCGAGGCGGCTCTCAAGGCCATCCCGCTGGAGTTAAAGGGCAAGCCCATCGAGAACGCGCAGCGCAGCGCGGTCATCCCGTTCAAGAAAGAGGCCTCCCGCCTCGGCAACGAGTTGCCAGGAACGGGCGCTTGGGCGAAGGCGCAGGTCATCACCACGGGCGACGACAAGCGTTTCAAGCCCTACGTCGTGGTGCGCACCGGCCCCAAGCGGTTCAACGTGTTCAGCGCCTCGCCGTACCTCGACGAGGCCAAGGGCTACGTGGCGCGGCCTATCCGCTACAACCACCTGATTCAAGCCGGGCAAGGCGCATCGGAGCGCACCGGGGGCGTGGGCAAGAAGGTGGGCATCGTTCGACCGTTTAGCCGGGGCTTCAAGTTTGGCACGGTGGATGGGCGGCGAAAGACGGGCCGCGGGGCGTTCACCGTGCGCAACGCAGAGACGGGCAAGGTGCATCGCATCGCGTCCATCAAGCACCCGGGATTCAAAGGCCACAACTTGTATCAGGAGGCGTTTGATAGCAAGAAGGGAGTGGTGGAGCAGAAGTTCAGCAGGGACGTAGTCAAGGTCATAGAACGCTTTAAAAAACGCAAGGGATTCCAATGATTAACCTCATCATCGACATCCTCAAAGCGGATGCCAACATCACGGCCATTACCACCACGAGCCGCATCTACCCCGTCTCTCGGCTTGAGGGCGGGGTGATTCCGGCCATCGTGGTGCAGCTGACCAACACCGACCCGGCAGACACGCACGACAACACGACCAACATGGACGTGCATACCGTGCAGGTGTCCGTCATCGAAGACCGGCCGAAGGAGGCGCACGCCCTTGCGGAGTTGTGCCGCTCTGCCCTTGACGGCTACACCGGCGGGACAATTGCCGAGTGCCGATTCATCAACCAAGCCACCGACGTCTTCGAGAGCATCGACCTCTACACGCAGACGATGCTGTTTCGGGTCATGCTGGTGCGCGACAACGTCACCCTGCCAACTGCGCTTGCCGACCTCGGCATCTTCGAACTCGACGACGTCAGCGATGTCAACGCGCCCAACCCTACCGACGGGCAGGCGCTCATCTACGACGACGCCACCAGCACGTGGATTCCGGGGGACGTAAGCGCCACCCTCGCCGCCCTGACCGACGTCAACCTCGACGAGCCGCTTGATCGCGAGGCTCTCGTGTACGACGAGGCCACCACCTCATGGATAAATGGCGGCCCGGCGAAGGTGGATGTGCCCGTCTTCAACAATACATTCAACACCATCACCAAAGGCCAGGTCATTCAGTTCGGCAACAGTGCGCAAGGCGACCGCATGGGCATCACCCTGTTCAGCGCCACAAGCATCAACGACCCCAAGGGATTGCTTGGCATCGCGTCGGAAAATATCCCCGCCGGGCAGCCGGGTCACGTTCGTTCTTACGGCACGATTTACGGGATTAACACAAACGCCTATCCGGTCGGCACCATCCTATACGCATCGGTCACAGACGGGCAACTGACCAGCACCGTACCCACCGCGCCGAACCACCGCATCGCCATCGCCGTAGTGACCCGGCAGCACGTGAACACTGGGCGCATCTTCGTGCGCACCTACACCCCGGCGTTTCGTTTGGCTGACCTTTCCAACGTCGCGTCCACATCGCCCACGACCGGGCAGGCTTTGTCTTGGGATGGCAGCAAATGGGCACCGGCGAATGTCGGCTACATCCCCGGGTCACCACCGCCGGGCGGGTTCCTTGGCAACGTCTTCTACCAAGACAACGCAGGCAACTTCACCCAAGAAGACGCCTTCCGCTACACCGCATCGACCAACACGCTTGCGGTGGAGAACATCACCGGAACAACCGTCACCGGGTCAGGCGTAGTCAAAGGCAGCAACACGTTCGGGCAGCGTTACGCGACGCAGGCGGCAACCAACCGGGCGCTTGCCAACACCGCGTCAATCACCGTCGAGCGTTACTTCACCGTGACCGCAGAGGGCAACGGGGAGTCGTTCAACATCCAATCCAACACCCCGTCGGCCGGCAACAAAATCGTGCGGAAAATTTGGTACAAGGACGAAGCCTTCGAGGACACCGACGTGGACACATGGACACTGCTGCACACCTTCGCCGATAACACAACGTATGCCAACACCGCCACCAAATGGCAGGAGTATTTGGACGGGCAGACCAACGGCACACCGCCGTTCACGCTGGCGATTAGTTGGGAGGAAGCGCCTGCCGTGACTGGCATCTTGGACGGCTATACGTCGGGCGTTGGTTTGGCGTATGCAACTGCATGGCTAAATCCAAGTTACACGGGCAGCGCAATTCGGGTGCGGCGGGCGTCCGACAATACCGAGCAGGACATTGGATTTGACGGCCAAGACCTTGACACCAGCGCGCTGACTACTTTTTGCACGGGGACAAATGGGTTCATCCGCACGTGGTATGACCAAAGCGGAAATGGCAACGACCTCATCCAAACGACGACCGCAAGTCAGCCAAAAATCTACGATAGCAGCACGGGCGTGGTAAAAGACAATCTATTGCCAGCTACAACTTTTGCAGGCAGTGAATTAATTACTACAAATGAATTGAATAAAACCTCTGCCACTAATCACATTTACATTGTAAATAGGGTGCAGGCGGGTACAGATGGCAATGGATATTTCGTTGAAAGCAACGCCATTGAAGGCGACCAATCACCGGCAATAGCCCAATTAAACGCGGGCCACGACTACTACTTGCGTCAATCAGCTTCAAATACATTTATGGGAAGCTTTAGTTCTATAAAAGGAACGCAAGCAATTTTCACGTGCCAAATAAGCAACTCTACATCAAAGCTTTTTTTTCAAGGGTCAGAGATTTGCAGTGTAAGCACCACAACGGTTACAGCTTTTGCAGATAAATTAATTGTCGGCCGGTACATTAATGCCAATCCAAATTCATTCGAGGGCACTTTTCAGGCTTTTATTTTGTATAACTCCGACCAATCCGCCAACCGCGCAGGCATCGAGACGAACATCAACGATTACTATTCGATTTACTAATGCAGTACATCATCGTCCGCCCCGAAGGGATTTTGTCCAGCCCGCAGCGAGCGCAGTTCATCACGCGCGAACTGTACTGCATCACCCTGCCGCTGCAATTCCAAAGCCCCGACCAACATGACGGCACGGTGTTCGGCATCATCCACCACCCGACCGACGGCAGGGCAGCGTTGCAGGTGGATTTGGATTATATCATTCCGGTGCATCCGCTGGTCACGTTGGAGCGGCTGGTGTCGCTCTTTCCCGAAATCACCGACGCGGAGCGCATGACGCTGATGCAGGTGATTTTTAGCAGCAAGGCGTTTCCGTTTCGGCACATCGTGCCAAGCACGGTCACGGTCAGGGACGAGGCATTTATGATCGCGGAAGGTTGGCTTCCTGCAGAGCCATGACGGTACTTTCTCCCATCCAACTGCTCGGCTACGTGCTGGCCGGAATGGCCGGGCACTACGACTTGGCCGGTGACATCGACCGCAACGGGGTGATTAACATCGCCGACCTGCTCCAACTGCTAACCATGTTCTGATGGCAAAATCCCAAACCACCCACACCAAGGTGCTGCGCGAAGTCAGCCGGCCGGGCGTTCACGCGAAGACGAAGACGAGCGCCAACAAGAACTCACGCAACTACCGCAAACCCTACGGCGGGCAAGGCAGGTAATTGGCGTTGCGTACATTTGGGCTATGAAGGTTGCAATTCACTTTCCGGTGTACAAGCGCGCCCGCATTCGCAACATCGCGATGGACGCGCTTGA